TTCAGGTGTCCGCGTTTTTTCTTCGGGAGCAGCCTCAGAGACATACTCAGCTTCCGCAAGTTGTTTGGTATGCAGCTCATACAATCTTTTAGCTGTCTCTAACTTCGCTTTGTCGCTGTTGCGATTATCTACATGTTTCCTGAATTTTTTAGGAAGCAACTCATAGTAATCCTCCCATGTTTCAGGCTCGGTGGGAGCAGGTTTGGCGAACTCCTCTTTAAGCGCGATATTCCCCTTGGAAATCTCAAGCCACCTCTTTGCCTCAGCTTCGTTCTTCTCTGTTCCGCGCCCATACTGATACATCTGTGACAGCTCAAACTGAGCATCCTGCACCCCATCCTCAGCCTTGAGCTTCGCGATCCTGAAAGCCCTTTGTTCCTCAGTCTCAATAGGTTGCGGAGTCTTCACAACAACATCCTCAACCTCAGGGGTTTCTGCTAGTGGAGCTTCAGTCTGCGTATAGGTTGATGGAGCAGAAATGTCAGGTGAAGACATCTCAGGTATGCTCTTCACTAACTCAGCCATATGCTCCTCAGTCAGGAATGGAGCCATGACACGAACCTTTCCGCCACCCTTCAGAAGACCAATGCCCTTACCGTCAGGGGCAAGGTTTTCCTCCATCCATTCAAACGCCTTCCTTCGACTTGTCTTTACTCCGTCACCCCGGAAAGCAATCCACCCCTTAGGCTTGCTATGGTCCGGACTCTGATCCTTGTCATAGATTCCTAGTATGATTCCGTCGTTATAAAACTCCTCAGCTAACTCTGCTGATTCCGCTTCAGTTAATTCAAATTGCTCGGCAAACTCTTCAGGTTCTGCATTGTAAATATCGCTGGCAAACTCCTTATATTTGTCCTTCAATACCTGCTCGTTAACCCCCTGATTGACTGCAAGGTAGAAGTAATCCGTGTTGTCGATTTCATCCCAAATCTGCTCAATCGGTATGCCCTGCTCCTGACGCTCCTTTAACTGCTTGGCTAAACCTTCTCGCTGTATTCTGTCCTGAAGATCAACCTTGCCTTCGCGTCCATATTTCCAAATTTGTCCAACCCCGGCTTGCGCCACATGAGTGGGAATCTCGGCAAAAGCTTCTAGGAGAACCTCATTCCACCTGAATTCCTGCCCGGACAATATCTGACCCAAGCCTTCACCCGTCATCCCTAACGCGCCTTGGCCAGCAAGTTCCGTTGCCCATACAGTGCTTTTCCTCACCGGGACAGCAGCCAATCTTGGAGCTGCTGTGTTCTTGTTCCAAAGAATGTTTCTTCCTCCCCCTGCTATACCAGCCGAAAATGCATCGAATGCCCCAACGGTTAAGCCGTGTATCATCGCTGTTTTTCTTGCGGAATCCCTTACCTTGGGATCGTTTATGGCAGCTAAAAGAGCTTCCGGGTCTTGGATGCTCTTGCCTTCCTTCCCAATCTCATTCTGAATGGAATTCAGGTAGGTTGAAGTAGCTGTAAGCGAATGACTTGTGAGTCCCATCCCGGCGTAAATGCCTCCGGCGGTTCCCGTTCCAACCCCTATTGGCCCCACAACAAATCCGGTGCCTGCCCCCAAGGCTGCACCTTGGAGTATCTTTCCGGGTTGGTATCTTCCCTTGGAATCATACCCCCCAAGCACGCCAACACCGATCTGGGCAGAAAGTGATTCAACGGCAGCAGGAAGAACAACGTCAAAAGGGTTTTGCACCAAAATTCCAAGAGCATCAAGGAACCCATCAGATTCGTAGTATGCCTTGAGGTCTTCGCTTACATGAAGCTTGCCCTTCTCCCTCTCAATCGCAGCAATCTGTCTTGCTGCATCCATGTTGCCGATCACATCATCCCCGCTTTTATGGAGATCAAAACCGACAAGAAGAGACTGCTTCGCCAACATAGTCCCCCTATCCACGGAGTCCCCTAAAGTCTGAGCATAGCTTTGCGTCCCGCTTAATACGCTCCTGCCTGCACTTTTAACTGCATCTGTGTAAGCCTCCAAGGCTTCTTTCCCGATGTAATCCGGTTCTGCTTTGCGACCAGCCACCCTTTGGACAAACGGCTCATCCCATAGCTCAAACTTCTTGGGTAAATTAATATCAGCGCGAACCTTGTTCTCCAATGCATTCAGGTTGCGAACTTGGTCAGCATCAAAGATGACTCCGCTATCAAGGAGGTTAAGTGACTTGGCTCTGTTATGTACCCTAGCTAACCCTGCATCCATCTTCAGAAGCTCAGGGTTGGCTGCACCTAAGGCTAAGGCTATTTCCTCATCAGTCTTGTTGCCAAGTTGATGCCAATACTTCCTCCTATACTGATCTATTAGTGAAGACATTCCTTACTTCTTGGTTGGGTCAGGTATGCGTGGTGGCTGTCCATCATCTTCCAATGGCTCCCAATCTGGCTTAATAGGTGGGCGTGGAGGAGCGTCAGTTGGGTGCCCAAACAAGACTTCTCTCCAGTATTCCCTATCCTCAGGCGACAATTTCTTCATTGCATCCTGAGCAGCTTTCATTGCCTTATTCTGTTCCCGGCCTTTCTCCTTCTTAACTTTCTCCTTATCGGATTCCCTATACTGTGAACCAGATGGTCCCGGCTGAAGGAGCTTGACCACGGTTTTCCATGCCTCATCCGCAGCTTCTCGTTCCGCAGGTGTTTCTGTTCGGAACCCAAACACATCCAAGCCTTTACTCTTGTTCTCTTTAGCTTGGCGGGTGAAACGATTGTAGCTCTTTAAGTCAGATTTATCCTTGCTCTCTTTTTGCTCTTTCTCAAGTTCATCCAAAGTTCTTTTAAGGTCAGGATGCTTTTCATTTTCCTCAGCAACAAGGGCATCAAGAGTGCGTCCCATAGCGTTAATCGGTTCAGGCGATACCTTGAGTCTCTCAGCAAGCGGGACATCCGGTTTGTGAGATAGGAACGCCAGCTCGGAAAGAGCATTCGCAGCATCCGGATCAGACTCTGCCCAATCGGCCCAATTTTTTATAATCTGTAATGCCTTCGGAACAACCGGATGAACGTCCTTCGGAAGGTTTGTTTTAATTGCGGAAACTTGCTGCTTATCACTAAGCTTCTGCCATTCATCTTTAAGCTCCGGTGTAAGAATGTCTTCCCGAATTACGGGAGCTGTCTTCTGCTCAGGCGTATCAGGAAATGGAGCTTGCCGACGCAACTCTTCTCTTCCCCAATCTATCTCACCTTGTCCCGTCCCTTCCAGCCTTGCTCGGAACTCTGGCTTGGCGGCCTCAGGTTCTGGCGCAAATGGGTCTTCCAAGGGCATCCCACCGCCCGGAAGCCCTATCCCTCCTGCTTGCTTCCTCTCTCCACGTCTGGCGTGTGTCTCTTCTCTGTCTTGGGTATCCCAGAAGCCCTTCAGGCTTGGGTCGATAGAGAGAGCAGCATCCTGAGCGGCCTTGTTCGGGAACGAAGAGTATCTAGCATCAGTTTGGGCACCCGGAAAGCCTGCGGGAGACCGCTTCCGCTCTGTATGCGTTGTTTTGATTTTTATTTCTCCGGCTTTTACTCGGGCGTCTGCATTTGGTGGATTGATAAGCTCATTTCCGGATTTGTCTGTGTAAACAGTCGTAGTGTCAGTTGAGATGCCTCCGGTATCTGTCCTAGTTGAGCTAAGTTTTGCTAAGGCTCCATACTCTTTCACCTTGGCATTCAGGTTTGCTCGTGATAGCTGTGCATTTAATACCAGCCCTTGAACTACGTTGCCTTCGTGAACCACTACATTCCCGTCAATGTCCAAAAGGTCAGTAGGCTCATACACCCAGATTGAAGAATCCCCCGCCAACATTGCTGGGGAAAGTCCCGGCACGGTTTCTGCCAAATGGTAGGCTAATGCCTTTACTCTTATTTCCGCCATTTCTGCAATAGCCTTCTGCTTGAGGGAATCTTTATCCGAAAATTCAGCCGTTGCTTTCCATGATTCCCACTTGGAGGAAAGCTCCGGATCAGACTTCATTTTGTTCTGCAGAACCATGTCCACTCCGCGAGCCTCAGTCGCATCCAAGGCTCCACGCCTTTTTGCGATCCACTCAGCCTTCTGGGTGAGAACCTGCCTGATTGCGCTGGCTTCCCTTGGCCGAGTAGATGTGCGACCAGTTGGAGAACCGCCACGCTTTGGTTCAATTTTTGCCTCATATACGGATAGCTCTTCAAGAAGGGTTTTAACATCAAGTAGGGTTTCAGCCTCCTTAGATTTTTTGTAAAAATTTAAATACTCCTCCTTCGCCTCCTTCTCCATCTCCATATCAAGCTTTATGTCTTTTATCCCTAACTTAAGCTTTTTGTTCTCCAGCAATCTCTTTTCCTGCATTGCATCCTGCTCTTGCTCATATTTAGTTTTGCCCGTCTCATCATCCGTCTGCATCATCTGCTCATGCTGAATACGCGCAGGTTCATTCATCTCCCTAGTCAGGTCTAGCTTCTCCTGACCCTGCTTCAGTGACTCGGCACCTTGATTGGCGCGTATGATGTTTGAGTGAATACTATTCCAATTCTTTAGTCCTGCTTCAAATCCAGTCATAATTATTTCCTATTGATTCGGTGTTCCAAATACAGAATAACCCCTAAACGCCTGACCTACTCCACCCATGAAGCTGCCACCCGCGCTGAGTGCCCCCCCGATTCCGCCGCCTAATGCAGTCATACCCATACCAGCTATACCGCCGAGTATGTTTCCAAACGGATCACCACCGTGTTGTAGTTGAGCACCATATATCTGCCCAGCAGTTCCGTATGTGTTGGCTGCAAACTGTGATCCCATAGCTCCTGCATTCGGGTTCTGTCCCATCCCAAGCTGAAGTGCGCTGGGCATAAATGGCGCAGCACCCTGCTGTGCTCCTGCTGTCTGCCCGAATTGCGCTGTCTGTGGCTGCCCCACGTAAGCTCTAGCCATATTCATCCGCTGGTTAAGGAGGTTTCTCCCCATCCCGAATTGCTGGAACATTTCCCCTACAGCAGGAGCATCACCCAACATTGGACCTCCGCGAGCTGCCGATGCCCTGCGGAATGATTGCTCTGCAAATCGTTGCTCCTCTTCGCTAAGGGACATACCAGCCTCAAGCTGTTCAAGCGTCTTGCTCGCAAGCTTCTGGCGAACCTCCGCACCAATGGGATCAGCCCTCTCAATCTGGGACAAAGCTTCATCCAAGAATTCTCCACCATATTGTTTCTGAATATCCAATGCCATCTCTGCCATTGCATCTGCAGATGTTCTCCGTGCCTGCAGGTCTATAACCTGCTGATCTAGATCGCCTATTCCCGTGAAGTCATAGTCTACAGTCCTTCCCCCAACTGTAACTGATCCGGCCCTGCCCATCTTGGCAGCAGCCTCAACCTGCTTACGCGCAGGAAAGCTTTCAATATCCGTATACACTGCCTCTCGGTTAGCCTCCGCATAATCCGGTGGCGGGGGAGGATCAGGGGAACCCCCACATCTAGCGTCAGTGGCTGTCCAATAGGCATCTCGGTATGCCCCCACAATTGTCTTGGCCCTTTTCAGGCATTCAAGGTACTGCTTATTCATGTTAGATTCTCCTGCCAAGCCTCTCTATAAACTCAGCACTGTACTGTTTCATTCTACCATTTCTCTTTGCCAATAGTTTAAGACTTCTCCAACCGGGGCACCTCTCAGACAGCTTTTCGACAATAGCTCGTAGTGCCTCCCGGTTTTTGCATATAACGCTTGAGATAAACAAGCAGTCCCCTCCGTCATTCCATCTCGTCCAATGCGTGTGCAGGTCGTCTTCATCACATCTCCATCCAACTCCAATTCCAACCATGTCACCATCATCCTCAGCGAGGAATACACCTCTATCTTGGTTGTAATATCCGAGGAATACTTCCAATAGACTGTCCTCCCATCCTCCGAAACATAGCCCTCTGGTGTCATTTCTAACACAGAAATTAACCACTTCAGCCAACGGGAATCTCTTAGGTCTACGCTCATTCATTACCCCAGTTTTTCCAAGGTCATTGAGTTTACAAATGCGCTGGACTTTATGGAACGCAAATGCAGTTTTCCGGAACTTGATGCCACCTTAATCTGCATTTCATTAAAGTTGCCTTGAGAGATAAGATTGTATGCCCTTGTCACGGGACTAAGGCTTGGTAGGGAAAATGGTAAATCAATCGGAAGGTTCACCCCGGTGAATCGCGTGTCAATGTTGCTCGGATGAATGACCTTCTCGGTTTCCGTATCAATTATCGAACGCACCTCAACGCAGTGACAACCAGCGGGAGAGTTGGATAGTTCAAACTCTACATTATTGCCAAGCTTAGGGGAAAAGAAGTCGCCAAAGGTTAACCCACGGGAGATTACATGGGAGCTTATGTCTGTCCCGTTGTCCTGATATGAGGATAAATCCTCACTTGCAGCAGTCTCATAATCAAGCCATGTAAGTATGTTTCCGGAGTTATCGCCAAACACCAACTTGGGAACCCCGCTGAATGCAGAGATGGTAAATGCCCTTGGCGTCCAGCCCGTCCAATATCCGCTCCAACTTTTTGTGACAGTATTAAAGACCAGCACATAGTTTGGGGTGACAGATGAATCCAGAGGAACAGCAAGTATGTATTTGTTATTCCAAAACTTTGCACAAGCTGTCCCAACTGCTGACCAATTGATCCTTGCAATTAAATCACCTATTGGTGGGGAAAGGGGTTCAGACACGGAACTCTGTGCGCCAGCCAAGATAGTCCTGACAGTCCTTACACCATCCCTAGCCAAGAAGAAAACATCGGCCCCAGCTTGGGCAATCGTCCGGTGAGCCACACATCCGACAGTGTTGTCAATCCGGTGGACATTCCAATTTGCGGCAGTAGTCTCAGCAGGGTCGGCAGCTACGACATGGATGCTATGCTCCTTGAATACCAGCAAGTTGTGGTTGTACCAACTGACAATCCCGGTAATTGGATCACCCTCTCCGCGACCCACTCTGAAGCTATACGCCGCAGAAGCCCATGTAGTCCCGTCAACAACATCACTAGCAACAACCTCATCGTCATTATCTGTTGTGTTAGCTGCGAACAATCTGCTGGTATGATTAATAAGGAACTTGCATTTAGGGGGGTTATCTGTTCCGACAGTTCTGTCGCTTCCCAAGTCTGTAAATGTGGATGTGCTCAATGAATGAACATTACTGTTACCGCCATCAGTAAAGAAAACCTTATCAAAGAATTGCGTCATCTCCACGTTCGCGGAACTATTCGGGGTGTAGCCCGACACCGAAGACCAAGAACTGCCCGTGGATTCATATACAACCCCATTGGATACAGCCAGAAGCTTTTCAAGGCTTGGAGTGTCGTAATACCCAATCCCTTGGATCGGGTTGGTTAGGGTTGCTCCAACAATCTCAGTTCCCCTCCGGGTGATGATTGCCCCGAACCTATCAATGTCCATGTTCTTGGACTCAGAATACTGTTCAGGTTTTAGAAGATTTGCCCTGACGTTACTTACCTGCCCACCAACAAATGTACCGCATAGGTCGTAACCAACCGGATCATCTATTCCATCATTGAAAAATATGGGCATTATATAAAGTCCCCAGCATTCCATTCTCCTGCGACTTGCGGCACAATCCGTGTTACTCTTGCGCTCTGGTGTACGTCCAAGTCTCTAGCCACAGCCATCTGCCCTGCAGCTTCCTGATACTTGATTTGTGCCTTACCGTATTGTCGCATATGTTCCAAAGTGTCTCCCTCCACGAACGCCAGCAGTGCGTTTTCAATACCGTTGATTGTCGGCTCCCCGGTATCGGCCATTAATGGCAGCATATCGGTGTCCGTGGAGGATGAGGTTGTCCATGTATTCCCGTCGGATGTTATCTTTAACTTGCCGAGCACGAGGAGCGATTTCTCTTTGTCCGGCTTCCTTAGCAGCTTTATCTTTGCGTTTCCACTGCTATCCCTTGGCAGCGTAATAAAGTTTGTAACCGATCCAGCATCATTAAATAGCGTGGGATCAATCTGGAATACAGTCTGATGATCAATTGGGATTATCTCCATGTCATTCCATCGGGCAGAGACGGGAAAGTCCACGGTACTATTAAGCGTAACGTCCTCAGTATCAACGGCAACAGTGTATGTCGTAGTCCCCAAGGATTGACGCCATAAGGCAGAATCCCAAATCATTTCGTAACGTCTGTCTATGAACTTCTTGATAAGGGCGATACTGTCAGTATCAGTCTTCTGAACCTTATCCCCCACGAATTGTGCCATTGATGCTTTTTTCATAATCAATATACCAAAACTACCTTGCCGTCGCTGCCAGAGCCGGCTGCCACGACCGGCCACGAAATGCCTCCCCGTCCACCACCGCCAGCATCAAGTATGCCTACTGACCGACCGCCATCACCTGATCTATTGCTATCGCCAGCGTCAGTCGTCGCAATGAACCCCACCTTTCCAGCAACTCCAGACTGACCAAATTTAGTGCTTGGAGCGGAACCGCTAGCACCAGCGGCACCGTCACCAGTCCATGCACCCGTGCCTCCGACACCATAATCAGCATTTACCAGCGTTGAGCCGCCCTCTTTAAAATAAGAAGGTTCTCCGTCGTTTTGTTCATTGTAGGCAGCAGCCGCGCCTCCTGCCCCAACACCGACCGTGTAATCAGTCGCGGGAGTTACAGTGAGCAACTCTTGGGCGAAAGAGCCACTGCCACCGCCACCGCCGAAGAATGGTCCACCTGACCCTGCACATTGAGCACCACCACCGCCGCTGCCCGTTGCATAAACCCAAACCTTGGTCACACCGGCAGGGCACGTCCAAGTAGTGTCCCCCGTGGATGTGAATTCCACGACGTTTGTGAATCCCGCTGCCGCACCGTCGCTTGCAGCAGTAATACGCCCCTGCTGATCCACGGTTATGTTTGCATTGGTGTAGGCATCCGGAGTCACCGCTGTATCCGCCAGCTTGGCTGCCGTTACATTATCATCAGCAATCTTAACCGTTGTAACTGCATCAGCCTCAATTTCAGCAATTGCAATCGTTCCGCTCGCAGCAGCAGTAATCCTGCCCTGAGCGTCAACTGTAATATCAGCCGTGCTATAGGCTCCAGCAGTTACCGCAGTATTTGCCAGCTTATCAACCGTTACCGCATCATCAGCAATCTTGACAGATGTGACAGCATCATCAGCCAACTCGGTTGACCCGATTACACCAGCGTTGATTGTTGCACTGTCAATAAATGCATTTAACTTGGTATGATCTACGGTTTCCCCGTCAACCCATGTCCGCCCTTTGGTAATGTCCGGCATTTTCTACTCCTTTTTCTTGGCTAAGGCAGACCAAATCACACCAGCAATGGTGATGACGGCACCAATAGCCATTTCTAGTTCAGCTTCGCCTAAGATGCCCTTGGTTACAAGTGCGCCACCTCCGGCAGTTAATAAATGTCTAACGATACCGTTAAGCACCGTGTCCTGCGTCTTAGTTAATTTCTTAGTTGTCATTATATGCTTCCCTTCTTTTTCCCTTTCTTGCCCTGATCTTCCTTCTTATTCTTGGCTATCCTTGCCTTGGCGGCTTTCCCGGTTTCCCATGAGTATTTTTCTTTTCTTGGCATTTTTTCTCCTTTGTTTGGGGTGTATCCCTCTCATAAAATGAGAGAATCTTTATTCCCGTCCAGATAATAGTTACAACTAAAAGAACAATTTTCAAGATAATCTCTAAATCTGAAAGCGTAGTAACCCCAAGGACAGTTCCATTTACTCCCAAGGTTTTCGCAAGTTCTGTTCCCGTTTCGTTCATTCGCTTGGCATCTCCACTTCATCCCATGTCTGGTCGCTCTCGTTCCATTGATAAAATGCCTTAGGAACCCCCTCCTCATTCATCTCTACCTCTGGAGGAGGTGTTGGGGGAACCCAATAGCAGGTATCCTCATCCAAACTCCAGCTAGGGAAGGGTTGGGGCAAATAAAATGCATCACGATCTTCATCGTAGATGTATCCTATTCCTGCATAATTCACTCTGAATGGAACCCCATCATCCTCTTCTCGTGTCTCAGGGTTATAGTGCTTGCCGCCGTGAGTGTTGTAGCTGGTTCTTTTCCACAAGGACTGACTGTCTCCCCCCGAATTCAATAAAGCTGAACCAAGCTCTTCAGACTCATTTCCATCGGCATCAGTAATGTTGTCAGTAGCCACCGCGACAACGTTCACAACCACGCCTTCTTCAATTTTTGCAAAGTATGACATGGGTTAGGGGTCTGTAAACGTGATGATAGTGTACGACTTAATCTCAAATAGAAAATTAGTGCTGTCAGAATGGTTGACATAATTGGAACCCTCTGACCCTGAAAAAGTAGGTATAACCAGATCAGCACTGATGCCGCCGTCATAGACCGGCCATTTAAGTATAACAACCCCCGTTCCGCCATTACCGCCGCGACCATGACTGCCATAGGTAGGAGCGGTTACATCTCCCCGTCCACCACCACCGCCACCGGTTCCCTTGTTGGCAGCGCCGTACTCACCGTTGCAAGCCGAAGACGGACTAGAAAGGCTCCCGGTGCCACCATCGCCGCCAACATTGAAAGCACCTCCAGCACCTGCACCTCCAGAGCCGCTGTAGCCGCCGCCGCCACCGCCGCCACCAAACACCCAATTGCCAAATGTTCCTGAACCGGAGATGTCAGGAGTCCTGCCGGAACCACCGTTGACGGAAGTGCTACTACCACCAGCTCCACCTCCACCTCCACCTCTGTAGGTTGCCTGAATGCCGGTCCCACTATGGCCATAACTGCCGGAGGACTGATACTTAGACGATGATCCACCACCTGACCCCGTAAAGCCTCCACCACCACCCCCAGAACCACCGCTGCCGCCAGAATTGCCACCCCATCCGCCCTTGCCGCCACCATTTGTACTGGTATCTGACGTGCTTAGGCCTAATCCCGACAGTTGAGTGGTGCCACCGACGCTACCGTAATAACCCGTACTAGATGCAAATGTATAATTGTATCCACCGTTGCCACCTGCCCCAATCGTGATAGACATAACTGCCGAACCGCCGCTATTCATGGGGTATATCGTTTCGTAGAAATACTCACCCCCGCCTCCGCCTCCGGAACCCGTGCCAGCCCAAGCACCAGCACCACCAGCACCACCAGCCTGAGAGATCATCGACATCCCCATAGTCGGGGTCTGGTAGGTTGGACCACCACCACCACCAGCAGCAGCATAACGATATGGATTGATAATTCCGGCCATGATTATGTCCAATAACCGAGTACCCAAAGTTTAAGTCCGGTTGCATCTGACACGTTATTAATATCCACAACAAGAAATCCGTTTGCATCCACAGCCTTGGATGCAGCACTGCCGACAAAAACCGTGCTTCCAGCCTTGGTTCCATAGTAGGCACTGCTACCAATCGAAAGGTCAGAAGCAAAAATTGTGGATGCACTACCGGGGTCAGTGGCGTGGTAGCGTACGTCAATATCAACTCCGCTTGAATCCGACGCAGACAAAGAGGCTTTGACCTCTGTGATCGTCATGTTTCGGGGAACCAAAAAAGTGATCTGGTCGTCACCCGTGGAGAGGGTTGTTGTCTCGTCTGAAACAGCTACCCCAATCTCTGCTGGTGGCTTGATCTTTTTCTCATCACCACCACTCTCGACCATTGCGAGGAAGTCACCGGTGCTCCAACCGCTGGTGTCTGCAGTAGCGTGACCCGTGTCGTCGTCAAGTCCACCCAAGTCCAAGGTGAACTCGTTGGCGGACAAGCCTAACCCTGATCCCGCAGTATAGATTGCAGCTCCAATATCAGACAGCACTTCTGAGGTGGTACGGAATTCCAAGTCCGTTCCTGCTGCATCGCCACGCACATAGTTTAGTGCCGTAATGGTTGAAGGGGTATCCCCCAAGTTTTTAAATGTGCGTCCGGGGTCTGTAGTTCTGTCAAATGCCATTATGATTCCTCCGCTCCAAATATGAAGTAGTTAACTTTGTCTGCTGTAGTAGACTGACCCTTGAGCACTTCGTCAGCTTCCACTACAATCATATGCCCCAAGGACCACTCAAATGTTTCGTCCGGCTCCAGAGACACATTGAGTATTCGTGCAGTATCAGCAGTGCCGTTAAAAAATACCTCAACAACCTCCGTAGAGCTGTTCATGTTGTGCAGCACAATTGTCTTAACCAAGCCCGTAACCCCGTCTGGGTCATAGATGTCAGCAGGAGTCCCCGCAACCCCAAGCTGCCACGGTGCACTGCCTTCAGTGTTTAATAACTTATGTGTCGTAGCCATAATTTAAGCGGCATATAGCCAAAGTGTTTTAGCGTCTATTGTTACATCAGTGGAATCTGAACCGTCGTCGGCAGCCCGAACCAATTCTCCTGCAAAATTAAGCTTACCTCTTTGGGGGGATATATCGACACCTTCATCCTGAATTGTATGACCTGACCCGCTGGAGGTTTCCCATGTAGCCAAACCGTTTGCATCAGAGGTTAAAACCTTGTCTGCGCCCTGAGTTCCATCGGTGATCTTTACCTGCCCGTTAATCTCCAATTCTGCATCCGGATCAGTTACGCCTATGCCGACGTTTCCGGCATCATCAATTATCATTCGCTCTGAACCAGCAGTGTCGAACCTAATCTTATCCTCATCAGCAGACTCCTCTACCTGAATCTTAGTGTCGCTATCCGCATCAATTATGCTATCCATTAGCGCAGCATCACGCCATGCAGGATTTCCACTGCTATCTGTTTTCCAGACCTTACTGTTTTGACCAGAACCTGAAGCAACATAACCTGCTGCAGTGTTAGAGTTTTCTATCCAAGTATCCTCGTCGGTGTCAACCCAAGGCACATTGACAACTGCTTGGTTGCTGCTATTGAACTGAACCCCATAAGTCCTGCTTGCCGTAGCGGATACTGCATTTGCTGCAACACTTTGTTCTGTGTCGTCCTCTAGTTTCATCAAGCCCAACACTGAACTAGTTGCAGCGTTGTAGGTTGTGTCCGTAACAGTATTGGTTATAGTGACTTCACCGCCAGCTTCTGTAATGTCAATCCCCGTACCTGCGGTGAATGCCAAGCTCTCCGAATCAGCAAGAGTGTTTCCTCCTGCTGTGATAGTCCTTAAAGAATCAGCAGCCCACTCAAGTACATTCCCGCTTGCTGGAGCCTTTAACACGTATCCGGCCGTGGATGCTCCCTGCGGCAAGCCGTAAGTCCAAAGCTTCCACTTCTGGTCATCAGCGTGGGTGTCATCATCCGTGAAGGTAAGAACCTGCCCGTTAACATTAGGGGTCTCATCCTTGATTGTCTTGCTTCGCAACTCTATGGCATTGAACCACGGATCATCATAATCCTTAACAGCAGCCGTACCTAATCCAAGATTGGTACGGGCAGTCTCAGCATTATTCAGGTCGGACAAATTGTCAGCAATCTCTAGGTAAGGATGGGAGTGGGTGTCTGACTTCGTTGCAAGCTGATCAAAAATCTTATCTGCACTCCATAGCACAGTTGTGTCCCCATCGCCAGCAGTGTCATCAATAACCCTATGCTGCGCGGCTACGTAGTTAAGCAAGCTGTCATGGTCGATGGTTGTCTGGTCTATATCTATGTCTACTTCATTGTTGTCCGTATCGTCAGTGATTGTTACCTTGGTGCTTCCAGCATTAAGCTTCTTAAACTCCAAGTCCAAGCTGGTCTTCTGCTTGAATATCCCAACCCCCGCAGCCCCAACATTGCTTGCCGTATTGGACTCACCCTCATCGTTGTCATCAACGTACTTCTTGGTAGCAGGGTGATGGTCTTGGGTTGGCGTGTAGGCTGATGTGTTCGTCACATTGAGGTAAGCACTATCGTGATGGTGGTCACCTTCCGCCACCTCCCCGGAAGCCGTCCCCGTATTCTTGGTCGCGGAATCCCCCAAGCCCAAGGTTGTTCTCTGTGCTTCGTTGTCAGCATCATCAAGCAGGGCACGACCAGCAGCAGTAAAGTCAAATGTTGCTGCCGTGGTGTCAGTGTTAAAATAGAAGCCCTTGTCGGCAAGCTGAGTTAGTCCAGCTAAATCGTCGAGTATGGCAGACCAGCCCTGAACATGAGAGGCTATTACTAGTCCAAGGTTTGTTCTCGCATCAGCAGCCGTGCTTGCTCCCGTGCCTCCGTCTGCTACAGCAAGGTCTGTGATTCCGGCAATTGTTCCACCCGTGATTGATACAGCATCAGAATTCTGGGTTGATATGGTTCCTAGCCCATGAACGCTATCACCCGTGGCAGCAATGTGAGTGTCAATCTCTGCGTGAGTATTTGTTCCCGTGCCGCTGGTGAGATCGGTATGCCCAAAAGTTATAGTATTACTTGAAGCATCTATCGTTTTGTTGGTGAGCGTCTGAATTGCAGATGTTCCAACAATATCTCCAGCAGGCTTTGTGACAGACGCAACCGTACCATCCGGGCTATCAAGAACCTCAAGGAGTCCGGCATCAAGAATGCTTAATGCCTGCTCGCTGGTTAACTGCCCATCAGGTTGCTGAACTAGGAACGTCGATTGCGGGAACTTTCTTGATGATTGACTCATATCATTACCACGGTAAACCAGCAGTCAGCACTGCCAAGGGTTAAAGTTGTGTCAGTGGTCGAGTTGGCGATGTAAAGCCCATTGGTAAAATGCATCCCCCTGACGGGTACTTCCATGAAGAAGTTGTCCGCCCCGCTAATAAAGATGGGATGGATGGACGGAGCAGTTCCATTGCTTACCGATGCCGCACTGTCAAAGAGCATCACATACTGATCCGAACCCTTGTTCGACCCGTAGAATCCAAGCAGCACCCCGGATACGGACTTCGCCAGTAAGTCATTATCCCAAGTAGAGTTTGACAGCCTTGCGCCAATACTCTTCAACTGTCTTACAGCCATAAATCAGCTCCCCCAAGCAGCCTTGATTTGTTTCGGTGTATAGGATGATTTGCGGCGGCTCCCGTTCTCGCACTCATCCTTGTAGTACCCCTTCATCACATTTGTCTTCATGTCAATAGGAGACATAGCTCCGTTCGCAACAAATATGGATTGGGGTGCGGTCACTCTCCTAAATCCAGCAGGAGCATTATCTCTCTCGCTGACAGACCTGACCAACTCCACGGCATGACCGTGTTCGTCCTTGTATACGTAGATTGGCATAACGGTAATGGGGTAGGGGCCGAAGCCCCCACCCGCATTAAAGATTATCCTTACGAATAATTTGTTTTACTACGTTGAACAACGAAGTAGTTGGAGTTCAGAACCTTAGCAGTCCAGAACACTTTCCAACCGACCGTAACAAGTTGATTTAATGGATCGCTCTTATCGGGGCCATCCGTAATCAACACCTGCGGCGACTTCGGTGAATCACCTGCAAGTTGTGGGACACCATATGCATCTCCACCAAGGAAGAAGCTAGTGAACACATTGCCGCCAGAGTTATACGTACCCTTGGTTCCGTCATCCTCGATGTAAGGATTCGTATCCTCGATGAATCGAGTTCCGTGGAACGAGCCAACTTCACCCTTATACAACGGCTGTACGTCGCTGTACTTGTGGGCTTGCAGCCAATCGTCGTCATTCATCAGGTCACGAGTTACTTGCGGGGGAGCAACACAGACGTATTGTCCGCCAATCTGCGGTGCGCGATTAATCTTCAGATTAGTCACCGCATCAAGGGCATCCACAGCCGTTACCTTGCCATTGTCGTTAGACAAGGCTGCCAACTCTGCAAATGTATCCGCAGTGCCAGAATACCGCTTTGTGCGGCTATCCGACTCGTCAGCATCCCCAGTGTTCACAAGTTCGTCACGAACGATTGTGTCCATATGCAATGCTGCATCCTCACCATTAGTCTTCGACGCCTGAGACATCATGTTCAGGAGTGAAGTATTGTTGAGGATGTCAGTCATTCCAATGACCTGCCCGTATTGGACTAGCGTAGCATCCACGTACTCAAGCGTGAGTTCGCGGTACTTGCTTGCTGCCATTGCGGTTCCCTCAGTAAGGGTTTGGATACCCGTGGAACCGTCAAGCGTTGCGTCTGGCTCACCAAATCGGAAGAACCGAATTGATTTTGCCCCGGCGTTTTTCGGTAAGGGAGCTTGATTTGCAAACTCGGCTTTCCGAAGTGATTGAACTGCATATTCCAGCAGTTTCTTGCTGAAGTACGTTTGATATTGATCAGCAATTGATGCTGGACTAGTTGAACTTATAACAGCCATTATACACTCTCCTCTCTAGGAGGAGCGTGCATCCGCTGCTGCTGCCACTTGCTGTAATCGCTGGAACTGTTCGGTATCCGAAAGTTCTTTAAAGCTCTTATCGCCAGATGGCCCATCAGACGGTGCAGACCCCCCTATTGATAGTTTCGATTTAAGACTGTCGTTCTCGGCTGAGAGAGCGGCAATCTGTTCCTGAAGCGATGAGCTTTTTTCGACCTGACCTCTCATGCCAACAATTTCGGCGGCATCTGCAATACCGCGAGAATACGTAGCTAATACGGGCTTCTCAATAATGAGACGCTGTACCTGCTGGTAGAACTCGCTGTTCTGATCGTCAAGTTCCGGATAAGTCTTTGCTGACTGCTCGAAGTTTTCCTTCCAAGCAACCTTGAAGCTCTCATCCACATCAGCGGAAAATTCCTTCTCAGCGTGGGAACGGACTTGTTCAGCACGTTGCCGTGCCTCCTCAGCCATTTTCAAGTTCCCTTCTTGAGAGTAGCTTTCCGCTACTTCCTCGTAATCACTTGCAGACAAACCTTTTTCGTCGATGAACTTCTCCTTCGGGCTGGCCTGATTGATGCGTTTCCGCATCTCTGCAAGCTCTTCCCTATCAGAGGCGTTCCTCTCCTTCTCAAGGTTGATCTTCTGCCAAGCCTTGTTTGCACGAGCTTTGTCCTTGTCGAACTTACTCGTCGCTTCACTTTTCAAAGAACCATCCTCCCCAGAAACAACGGGTTCCTGAGTCGGTGGAGAATCTGCCATAGGCGGCGGCCCCTCTGGCTCCGGCGGTTCCTGAGTTGGCTCAGGCTCTGCCTTGGCCCTCTCAGTTTTCATTTCCTCAGCAGACGGAATTTCCGGTTCCGCTGAGTCATGTTCCGCAGCCATTTGTTGAAGCTGCTCCAGCGTCATCTCCTGCTCTTCTGGCATACTTTAGTGCATTTTCTCAGCTCAAGTCGCACATCGTCCTGAACTGTAGCTGTATCTATAATCCATTCAACGCCGATACAAATCGTCGAAAGAGTAAGGGACTCCGTTATCAGAGATGTGTTGGTCGCCCTCGTTGTCCAACTCTCTGTATAGCTGCTTATCAGAAAGTGACTCCACTACCGATATAGCACCTCTAAAACCATTAGCAAATCCTGCCTCAAATTCAAGGTTTTTCTTTTTCGAAACACAGTTGGCATTATTCTTTAAAGTCATATTAAGCAGGATTCTCCCAAACTTCCTACCTGCTCTGGTCTGCATAAAAGCCTCTAAAACCTTAGCATCTTCAGGTTCCCAGCTAGGTTCATCAACCCAATCTATCCGCCGAGAAAATGCCCACATTGCCCTTAACTTTCTAAACATATCTTACCTCCTTTGCTCATGTTTTCCTTAGCCCACATAGGTTGCAAATTAGAGAAATGAAAGCAAGTCCTTACTTCTGCTGGGTTGTTAACATCAAAAGCAGAAACGGGTATCCTATGGTCAATATGCCACTTCTTTCCATAATTGCCCCAAGTCATTCCATCCGTAAACTGAACCTCTAGATGCGTCTTCAGGTGTTCCCGTGAACATCCAAGAATTTCCATAGTGGAGTTGCTCTTGCTATTTCCGCGCATGAACCCCCTTAACCTGCTTCTTAAATTCTGAATCATTCGAGCTTCGTCATTGGTGTGCAACCTTTCCTTATGCTGCTTTATTATCTTATCCTTAAATAAGCTATAGTAAACCTTTTGCTGTTCACAAATGGTATCGCGGTTTTCTATATAATACTCCCGCTGCCTTTCCCGTATCCTTTTACGATTCTCAGCGTAATACTTTTTATTGTACCGCTTCTTGGCTTCTCGATTGTTCAGGGACATTTTGCGCCTCCGCATCCTGCCTGCCCTGCAGAAGTCCGCCAGCAGCTTCCGCAATCTGCTTGCGCAGTTGACCAGCCGCAGACGCATCCTCCTGAGAGTAAGCATTCAGCAATTCGTTTAGTCTCTGAACAATTAGTGCGGATGTGCGTTCCTCAATTGGAATACCATCCGCCATCTTCTGCCTTACGTACTGAATCAGTACACCAATCCTTGTCGGATATTCCTCGCCACCCCTTACGGGAACCGGGAACCCTGCCTCCATGATTGAAATATTATTAGCCTCCTCAAGCTGCTCCTGCATCTGCCGTATCCCCGGCTCCATCCACATCCTCTTCACAAGGCTTGGATCATCCAGCTCAAGGATTGACCTATCCAGCTCACCCTGATTGACATATGGCGAACCAACAAACAATTGTTTGCGAGTCATTGCCTGCTGCAGTTTCCTCATGCGGTTCTGACTCTCCGGGCCGCCCTTCGGCTCAATGACGTAATCCCCGGAGAAGGCATCCGCCTCCACCTCATAAGCATCATCCATATACCGGAACATCAAGTCCTTGGACTTATACTGTAGAAGAAGGCTCCACGCCTGACGGTATAGGCTTCCGAGTGACATGCGAAAAATCTTGGCCCTTAGGTCATTAGACTCAGCCATTAATCCAGTTATGGCATTGACCTCCGTTGCTGTCCTTCTGTCACTGCCCTGACCGTATAGCTGATTGGAACCGAAGTCGGGCATCCCGATTCTTTGTTCCGCAATTTGACGGGTAGCATTTATTTCCGTATCAAAGCTGACGGGGGGTTGTGCCTGCTGTACGGGAGCAATGCCTATAGGAAGAATTTGTGCGGGGGCCATTCGTATATTGGCTGAGTTGGGAATCTCCCTTTCCGCCCGGAACATCGGACGGTTGTAAAGAGTCATGGCATCCTGCTTGTCATTCCAAAGTTTACATAGTGATGCTTCATGCGGGGCAATGATTTCGCACACCCCACGAGGAGAGTACCAACCCTTGTCCTTTACTTCATACGCAAAATCAACAAATGGAAACTTGCCGTGCTTATAGTCCAGCTCCATCTGTGGTCGTAAATCCAGATCGGGCACCTCCGGGCAGAATGTACTTATCTTAATCTTCTTACCGTCCCGCTCATACACTTCCCATACAATGATCTTGTCCTCATCAGAGTGGTAGGTAATCCCTTCGCGACGGAAGACAACCTGCTCCTTCTTATCAATATTAGCCGACTGAGCCTTTTGGCCCATAAGTTCAGTAAGTACCCCCTCCTCAAAGAACGGACTGTTCTTAAACGAGTCATGAGTGTATTGCATCACCTGAACAAGTCTGTCCGCATCCTGAAGCTTCTTCGTGGAGTTAGGAACCAAAACCATCATCGGATCAATTGAATCAAACTGAACCTGCTTCTTGTCGCTGTCCCAATAAACCTTCATAACGGAACGACCCGCCATCAGGCAATGGTCGATCCAGCTAAGGGCTTCTGTCATGAAGTTGGTGTTCTCCTTCATCTGATAGTCAAACCATTGTTCCGCCATCATGGTGAGTCCCCCGTCCTGCTGACGCATAGGCACAAAGGACGACAGAACGTCCATGCCCGAAATCTGCATAAAGTAAAATGGCTTGAGCCTCTCTATAATCGAGTCAGCCAAGGGGAAGTGAAGGTCGCTCGCATTAGGCCAAGGCTTGTTCTTTCTCCTTAACCCGTGGTGGCGCATCTCGTACCAGATGCTCTGGCGATGCTCCCAGCGAGTCCTATCCTTTATATCCTTGTGTACCTTGTCTACCAGCCCCAGCCGCTCATTGTCATACCAATCATTCATCGTGTGCCCTTATTATGTACTCCAAGTCGTTTATTGAATCCAAGGCTTCCTTGGCCCATCTCTTTATGTTTCCATCAGCCTCCTTGACATCAGTAAACTCAGGCATCTCCATGAGACGCTTGACGTTCCCCTCAGGAAGTCGGGTGATTGGCAGCGGGTCAATGCTTCGACAGCTAATCGTCCCCAAGCTCACTGTCAATAATATCAGAAGTTTTCTCATGCAAGTCTGCTGCACTCTGCTCCTTCTTTTCCTTCTTAGTCGCTGCCCTATTTTGCAGCCACCACAGCAATATGGCGACTCCACTCGCAACCAAACCTATAATTGATTCTGCCATAATTACAACCTAAAAGGTGTTGGGCTTTGTTTCAAGTCCCGCCAGAGACTAACGGAAGTCCGAGGTTCTCCCCCGACACCATACGCCCCACACCTTAAATTCTCCGGTTTCCTCCGTTTCCTCCATTTTTCTCACGCAAGAGTAGAATAGAGTAAACTAGATTAGAATAGATTATTTCTCCCTGAATCCGAATTTCCATAATAAGCCAGCAATGTTGGTCGCAGCAGTGTCTACCCATGCCTCAGTAGCATTGGGGTCTTCAGCATGTAATGACTCGTGAATGATAACATCCAGCTTCCGCTTGCCTCTGAGCTTTGGTGAAATAGTAATACTTCTTTCGGCTTTCTCATCGCAGTCGGAATCCGGAAAAGTGCATAGCCCTTCTATCTCGTCAGTGTAAACATTGTATGTTCCGGTGCTGAATTTATGCGTCATGTCACTCCTCCAAGTGTACAAGTACCCAAGCCATCCCATCTCCGTCAAGGTCATTCATGCTGGCTGCCTCAAGCAGCTCATCATACTTGCCCTCAAAAATGCTATTCTTCTCCTTGTAGTAGTAGCTAGTAAGAAATAGGCACCCAATCAGGGAAGCTACCGATGCCCTTAATAACGAATCCTTCATTGCACATAAACATTGTTCAGTATCCCCTCTGTGTGCTTATCCTGCGTCCATCCCCGGAATCCCGTAGTCTGAACCATCCTGACCTTCCATAAGCTCAAAGATACTCTCCCTCTGCCGAATGGCAACCGAATTCGATAATCCCCCACATGTGATGCACCCCACAAGCGCATCCCCCCTATCCGGAGAATCAAGACCTTTGGACTTCATGTCCTGCTTGCTCTCCAACATTAGACGACCTTTACTATTGGTTTTCCCCATTCTAGTGGTTAATTGCTCAATCATGATGTCGTCCTCAGGTAAAATCACCTCACACTTCTCAATCTTCCTAGCCGACGTATACCACATCTCAGCACCACGGTTCCCATAGTGCCTATCATCATATGCCCTCTCCCCATTGTTAACCCGATTAACAACCCAGCCACTCTCAGATAAAGCGTCACACATCGGAATCCCCAGCCCTCCAGCATCCGCATATACATTCTCCTGCTCCAACCCAAACTTCTGAAACTCAATAATAAACCTACCCACACTAGCCATAGTGTCCCTCTCCTTCCAGCATACCATAGGTAGTACCTTGTTCCCCTCCCGAACACATAATACATTCTCATCACCGCCAGCCGCAAAATCACAGAAAGCAACCTTATCCCCCTTCTTCTCTACCGGAGGATTCTGAAAACAATACTGCAACGAGTTATACGGTATAACAAGGTTCTCAGCCCCCAAGTCCATGAACTCCCCAAATATCATGGAACGAACCAACGGATGCTCCTCCCCCCACTTCTCAAACTGCTCCTCTATCCAGCTCTTAGGGATGTGAGGGCAATCATACGAAGTAACACTATGCGTCTTCCACAAATGAGCCTCCTTCGTGAAAGCCCTATAAAACGCACCCTGCGGACCACCGGGACTGCTCATCACTAAAAGCCTGCTAGGCTGACAACGCTCTATAGCCTCATACACGGGATCACCCACAGTCTTGGCCTCATCAACAATCATAAGGAGATTCTCACTCGCCCCCTGCCTATGCCAACCCTCAAACTTACCCGGATCAGTCGTAGAAAAACCAATCGCACGACTCCCATTCTGATACTCAATCTGGCTGGCCGTAACACGCCACCCAACCCCCAACCGCGCAGCATACCCCCGAAGACTCGGCCATAACTGATCCTCCACTTGACGCCATACCCCAGCCGTCGTAACCACCAGACTGCCGGGGAACCTCAGCATGTGCCACAGAACAGCCGCTGCTGCGACCACAGATGTCTTTCCTGAGCCGTTTGCAGCCTTCATGGCCACACGGCTCTCCTTGAAGTTTAAATCGCTTAGAACGCGAATCTGCCACTCATATGGCTCCAGCCCCAAAAACAGTTCAGGGAAGTTCTCAAGCCGCATGGCGCGGCTCAGTATCTCTCCCTTAGTTGCTTTCTTCTTAGGAGCTACAGTTTGGCGTATTTCAGCCTCAGTCTCCTTCGATATGACCCCACTTTTTAGGGGCTTTCTTAGCCTAAGGGCCATAAAAACTACTCCCGATTTTCCGTGGTGGGTTGATTATACCCTAGGCCGCCTCCGGGGGGTGTACCCCGTTCCTCTTTTCCGGCTGATAAGGCTGCGAGGAGGGCAGGAGAGACCGTCGTCTGTGTGACATCCGCTGTGATCTCACGTTTGTCTGCCTTATTCCAATGACCGAAGCGACGTTCAAGGAGTGCTATGGCAATTTTGCCGTCGCGTTGGGCGTGTCGAGTGGCATGATGCAACATTTGATGCTCATGATGTGCGACTGCCTCATCCACGGCCATTCGGAGCATCGGATATTTACGCATCCAACCTTCGAGCGTTGGCAATGGAATGCGCAGGAATTTGGCGGCGGATGTGATGTTGAGACCATCGCGGAGCAGGGCTGAAAGCTCCCCGATCTGATCGTCTGTCATGGGTGGTTTTCGCGTAGATTTGGACTGTTTCAGTGTCATAAAATACCTCCAAAAGTTGGGGAATTTCTCTTACGTATATATTAGTGTAATGATAGCACAAGTCAATCAATCAACATTGGGTCTTGGCGTTGCCTCGACGAAACAAACCAAAACAAAAACAAAACAGCCCAAAGGGCCGACAAAGGCAGAAATAGCCAAAGCAGCCAAGATAGTCAAGCTCGCGGAAGCTCGCGAGCGTGCATCCTTAAAGCGATGCTGGGACGGTCCGGGCAAGGGCTTCATGGTCAGGGACGAATCCGGTGCATGGCCGGACGGGAAGTAAATCGACATAAACCAAGCAATTAAGAAATGAATCATAATAAACGAACGTGGTATTTTGAACTAATCCTTGCCGCATTAGGTGGCGTAATAATCACGCTGTTAGGCGTTGTCATTCATATGATGATAACGGGTCCAGCGTGGACGTGGTAACAAACAGCCAAGAAATGAAAAATAATAAATTCGATTATGATGTAGTCATAGCCATTGCGGGTGTGACTTATACCTTAACTCTATTGCTGGTAGCCATTATTGCTCTGGCTGTCAGATGAACCATCACTCAGCCGCTATGCGTAGCGGTTGAATTGGCGGTTTACGTCACGTGAAGGGTACACGATAAATCCAACCCAAGGCTGAGAAAGCTGACGGGTTTCGCGGTGGCTCAGTTATCGCTTGGGATACTGAGTGTGGAAAGCAGCGGCCACGGGGCTTAGGTTTCCCCCATGCAAATATGCACGCGTCCAAGCGTAATTCTAACCCGTTCCTGATTGGGAACGCCATTAGGGGTCAAGTCTGACGATTCGATAGGATACTTTCGATGAGGATTTGGCAGCCTAATGGATTTTAGGTTGCCTCAGCGGGTATTCAAATGAGTACCTGCTGCGGCGCATCCTGCGTCAATCAGTGTTAATTCACTGAATAACGAGTAAGAAAAAGGAAAACCTATCATGGCTAAAAACCATAAAAACAGTGGCGATGCGTTGAACACGCTCAAACCAAATCCCAGCATTATCACCGAGTCAAAGGTGTCGGACGCTGGTATCTTGAAGTCGGAAACATACCGTGCAGCTCTTCAAATTGAAGATGAGCACATTAAGGAGTATGGAAAGCGGTATCCGAAGGTAACTCAGGAGATGATAGACATCTTCAACCAGAAGATACATTGCTCCACTCCATCCGTACACTCGAAAGTGTTTGGGCCGATCAACCTCGAACACCGAAAGAACAATCCGTGTGATAAGAACGGAGCGTGGAGGCTCGAAGAGGTCGAAGTGAAACGCAAGTTGTCCACGGGTGAAATCATAACCTACAAAGATGAAAAGTGGGTGGGCGGAAAGCCGAAGTATACTAATGCTGAGTTGAAACAACTAAGGCAGCTATCGGTAACCGTTATGCAAGAGAAAGCCAAGGGCATCCAGATGAAGGATGTCAGCAGGATGGTTAAGAACAATGGCTATGTAATTCACGAAGTTAAGATGACACGTTCCGACATAAGCATGTCTGGCAGTCGTCCGGTTCGTATTGCAATAGCAGCAGCGAAGAAGAAGAAGGAAGCGGCTGAGGTCAAGAAAGGAGAGGCAGCAATTGCTCACCTTTCCAAGACTGAGGCAGGAAGTAAGCTGAAGGCTCTTCAAGCTGCGTAGTGACGTAAGTACAGAACAAGGGGTTGGGTGAAAGCTCGACCCCTTTTCTGTGCCTATGAATTGGCACAAACAAACCTAAGAAAGGAATAATAATGCAAATACCAGATGAAATCTTCAGGGATACTGAAGAAGGAAATGATATGAGCCACATTGAGATACGAACTCCGTTTAAGATTAATCCTGAAGGGAGAGAGATTGAGCTTGGAATTCGTGTGGATAACGGGCGAGATATGTACGTGTGCGTCTATGTAGATGGAAAGATGGACTTAGAGATAGACGACATCGGCTGGTGCTACGTGTCATGCATCGACGTGCTGCATGACTACACTCAATGGGCTATCAGCTTGGCGAAGCTTGACGTGGCATGTGGAGGCGTGCCGTACCACGAGATAGCGGACAAGGTTACCCGGAGATTGAAATGAACCAATACCACAAAATCATGGTGTGGCTCTGCGTAGCCATAGTCTTTCATCTAATCATACATCTATATTCTGCTTTTCTCAGTTAAAATAGGGGTTATTCACAGACATAAGTACGTTTTCTCCGGTTTTCTCCGGAAACCTCACGTAAGAATAGAATAGAATAGAATAGAGTAGAATAGAATATATATAAGGAAAGAAGGAATAAAAATGGCTAGGAAAAGAGGACATAATAAATCAAGCAACAATAGTGAAGTTTCACATTATCATGATAACACATATTGGGTGAAGCTGGACAATGGTGAGTGGATTCATGTATCAGCCTCTGAGCATGGTGCGCGAACATTCATGCACGCAGGGCCAGCAGCAAGCAAGTTATATAAGGAAAAGACGGGCGAAACCTTAGGGTTTTGCGACACCATGCCCGGAGAGCACGGGTGTGACGACATACTAACCTTCCCAAAAGGATAACAATGGACGCAAGAGACGCAGAGAGACGAGCTGCCGAACAGTTTAAGCCTATCCGGTCATCGGATTGGTTTAAGATACCATTCAAGGATGCTGATCTTCAGCGATTCCTTGAGGAAATACCAAAAGAAAGAAGAAAGGAGGAAGAGAATGAGCGAAAAGAGAGATGACTTCAAATTCATTGACTCTGTAATCAAGGCTGCCAAGAACGGTGTTGCGATTGAGCATCTCACCACAATGGCATCGGCTTACTATCACAAGAAGTATTCAACTGACGAGAAGGACGAGAACCGTCCTACGTGTGTTAGATGCTTTAAGCCGCTTGAAGGGGCAAGGGAAGACATAGGAACCAGAATGACATGCTATAAATGCCTTGGGCAGATTAGCTTCTCATTCGCAGAAGAAGAGGAAGACAATGCCGAGCGCAATCAATCGAAATGAAACCAAGAAGCAACTGCTGGCAATGTCGCAGTCCTTTCGTAACGGCAAGTTCACCCGTGTATCCAAGGCTGCATTGGATGAGCTGGAAGCGAAACATCAAAACAATATGCGTAGCCTAATACGTGGACAGCCGTCCGTGGGGATAACGGTTAAGCCATTGTTGTTCTAAAGTGAGCGGCAAAATACTTTGACGATCATAATTCTGTATTTTTGATCGACAAGCAAGGAGGTGATTCACCAAGGAGAATGTCGCCCCTCGCCTATCCTAAGGGGTGGGCGACAAGCGATGTTCACCCATCGAGTGATGGAATGAACTAGCAGTAAGTTAAAACCTAACAAATAAGAAACCATGAGAAGAAGTAAATACAAACAGTCCACCAATCACAACGAACTGTTAAGCTGCGAAGCCAGCTTGGGAGAGTTGCGAACGGATTCAGGTGAAGTCACTAACAAGGTTAGAGGCATATATGTATCAACTGCCAACGTCCCAAGGAGACTGACGGGCGTATGCGGCAGTGCATACAACACCTACCAATACTCTGATGTGGATGCACATGCGGTAAATGCATTGGAGATTGCTGGAGCTGGGAAGTGGGAGCGTAGCTCTTACTTAATCAACGATGGAGAGTCGGCTCGTTTGCGTTACGAGGTTCTCAATCCGGATTGGAATATCGTCAACCAGAAGGTTGGAGATGATTTCTCTGTCGGGTTGGAGTTCTCAACGGGGCATCAAGGGTATCTCTCTCCCCAAAGCATAGCTTGTGACGGGTTCATAACAAGGCTGGCGTGTCTTAACGGCATGAAGTCGAACAACAAGATGTTTCGCAGGTCAGTGAAACACTTCAATCGTGACAAGGTAGACAAGCAGTTGGTTGAGAGCATCAACGATATAGTTCGCAACCTATCGAAGATGGTTGATTGGTTCGTCAGCCTGCATGATGTGAAAATCAGCAGGCAGGAGGGAGTGAACGCCTTGAAGCGTATCCAGATGAAGCCATCTGTGCGTAAGAGTATCATTGACGTCTGGCAACAGCCGCACAAATGGAGAGGCATTGAAGACTCAGCAAATCCAAGCTCAAGGCACCTTGGAAACCTGCTGAATGTCTCGACGCAGGTTACCACGCATGAACATTCCCGTGAGAACATCGGTCAATCCGAAGTTATATCAGCGCGTGTGTTCGATGAGCTGGTAGCGATGAGCCGGGATCATGAATATCTCGGTGAGATGGTTCAGCCCATAGACAAGAGGACAAGAGGGGCAAAGGTTGAGGTTCCGGTTGGAGTGAGCCTACCACCGTTGCCATTGCCAACACCTCCAGACATCGGCTAAAGGAAACTGGGGAGGCAGAGGTGGTTGAGGCTACACTCTGCCTCCCCAAGGAGGTGGCACGAAAAAGTGCCATGAGTAAGGTAACGGAAAACCTAATAACCGTTACATCAAGGAAATTCAGACTTGTTCAAGCATGAACATAAGTAAACCAAAAGATATAAACAGAGATGAACCTCTTAACGCTAAGAAGCAGCAAACTTCAGAAGAAGGAGCTGGAGCTGGGCTACATTATCGTGGGTCTCAGCCTGCTTCCTGCAAGGGAAGTGAATAAACACACCGACGAGTTGTCGGGCGTCAACATGTGTCCGTGGCATACCAACGGATGCTTTTCAATATGTAACAATTGGTCAGGTCGTGGCCGATTCGATAAGTCCCAAGATGCTAGGGCAAGGAGGACAATCATGCTCAAGGTTGAGCCTGAGAAGTTCTTTGCCCTGCTGGATGAAGACTTGTATGTAATGAAACGGAGAGCAAAGAAGCGCAGCATGAAGCTCGCTGCTCGCCTGAACATATACTCAGACTTCAGGTGGGAAGACACTGACATTATGCGTCGGCACCATGACATTCAATTCTACGACTACACCAAGGGCTTGAGCAGGGCACTGAACCCTGACCGCCCAAGGAACTATCACCTGACATTCAGTCGGTCAGAAACCAACATAGAACACTGCCATAAAGCACTTGAGAATGGAATCAATGTGGCAGTGGTATTCAAGGACGAGAAGCCTGCCAGATGGATGGGCCATCGAGTCATTGACGGGGACGCCTATGACCATAGGTTCCTTGATCCAACGGTGTATCGTGGAACTGCGTGTGCGTTGTATAAGCGCGACGCTCTCGATGCCAGCGATCCGGTGATTGTTGGGTTAACTGAGAAGGCTACCAGCAGGATGGGATCAGACTGTGGCTTTGTCGTTGACTACTCAAGTATACGAAAAGAGGAATCCTTAACTGAGCTAATAGCAATATGATTAATAAAAATGAATTCATAGCCCCTATAGAGGTTATGTCTCTTGAAGAGGACGGGGAGTGGGCAGTCGTAACAAAGCTGGGCTTACCCGTAGGACCGAGATTACTGAAGGGTGTATCCCCTCCGGTAATAAACGAATGGGGACCATTCGATAACGAAGAAGATGCAGTCAAGTTAAAGGAGCTGCTTAATAGGCACATAGAAACTTGGCCAGCAAAAAAGAAAAGGAGCAGGAAATGAAGAAAAAGAAAGGACAACGCAGGTTCTTCTTCCATTACAACAAACCTGAGTCAGGCAAGAAAGGGAGGAACGTGTTAACCCTGCATTGGAAGGGCAAGTGTCACTTGGTTAACAAGATCATATGTTATGCACCAACGGAGACACATGATCAGAAGAACCAACCGCGTTGTGTTGTTCGCGGCTGGGCAGCAGAGGTCAATTTCCGTATCCTTCGGTTCGCCGGGAGGCGGCATGACACTGCGGTCATATTTGATTGATAATCAGTAGAGATTGACAACAAACCCCTCATGTATTTACACTCAGGAATGAGTGAGATGAGTGAGGATGAAGAGAGACACCTTGACGGACTTAAATGCCGTATAAGCCAACTGCTTGATGCGAAGTATCGCAAGGGGCAGAAAATTCATGGCGGCCAGCTTTGGGAGAAGAAGATATTTCCGGAGCTAAGGGACGAAATGACTGACTTCGTTTCGTATGTACTCACATTAGAGGGTCACATACATGAGGCGAAAGTCATGTGTAATGCTGCCAAGAATGGGGACATACCAAACAGTGAGGCTATAGATAGGGTGCTCGAACTATTATAGGGGGTAAAATGAAAAGGTTTAGGGTATCGGAAGAAACCCTTGCCGAAGCCAAGCGGAGAGCAGAGGCATTGCCGCTGCTTAACAACTCGATAAGGGCTGGAAGGGGAGCAATTGTCGGGTACTTGGGGGAAGCATTGGTAAGTAAAATATTAAGAGGAGAAATCAAGGATACATTCGATTATGACATCATCTACGGAGACGGAATAAAGGTGGATGTAAAGACAAAGCAAAGAACTGTGCCGCCATCATGGTACTACAGTTGCACGGTTGCAAACTTCAACACCAAGCAGAAATGCGATGAGTATGCTTTTGCGAGCGTGCTCAAGGATCACACCTACGCATGGTATCTTGGTAAGGTAAGAAGGGATGTCTTCTATGAGAAGGCAGTCTTCTATAAGGCGGGACAGCTAGACCCCAATTCACCCCCACACAGTCCGTTCCGATTCAGGGCCGACTGTTATAATATGAACATAATGTACCTATCACAATGAGTAAGGGAGACGACAACAAGAAACTAAGAACGTATCGGTTTAGCCAGACAACTCTGGATAGGCTGGAGGAACTAGCTCTAGCCACGGGCATTAGCCGGACGGCTGTGCTTGAACAACTGATACATGCAGCGGAGGTAGATGATGAACAGCAGGGAGAAGGGCAAGAGGGGTGAGCGTCTGTGGCGTGACTTCCTTAAAAGTTATGGATTGGAAGCCAGACGAGGGCAGCAATATTCAGGTGGAGATGATTCACCTGACGTTGTGTGCAAGGAGATGGATGAATGGTTCCACACTGAGGTGAAGTTTGTTGAGAAGCTGAACCTATATGAAGCACTCCAACAATCTCAAAGGGATTGCGGTGATTGGAGTGAGGAGCGAATCCCAATAGTGGCACATAAGAAATCAAGACAATCATGGATGGTCACAATGGATGCGAATAGTTTTATGCAGATGGTATCCTGCTTACTTTCACGAGCGGAAAGCACCGTGATAACCAGACCCACAAAAAACGGGGTCGCAAAATAAGGAAACATGAAAGAAAAACCTACAAAAGAAGAGGAAGCAAATCAGAAGCCTAATGGTTCTGATGAGCTTATAAGGACAGAGAGTATAATCAAGGTATCAGCCGCCATGTGCAAGGCATGGGGCGAGCTGGAATCTGCCAAGGAGAATGCTGACAACCCGTACTTCAAGAGCAAGTACGCACCATTGAAGGAGGTTATAAGGGCAGCAAAAGCTGTGCTACCAAAGCACGGACTATGCGCTCTTCAACCTACCACCGTGGTGGATGGACAGAAGTACGTGATGACACTCATACTTCATACGTCAGGTCAATACATTGGCGGGTTGTATCCCATTACTCCCGGCAAGGCTGACCCGCAGGGAGTCGGAAGCGCAGTTACATACTCGCGTCGGTATGGACTATCCTCCATGCTGGGCATCGCAAGTGATGATGACGATGACGGAGAGGGTTCTATGGAAAGGTACGAGAAGAAATCCTTCGCGGATAACTCACCCCAAAGAGCCTATATGAACAGAAACAAGAACCCAGATGATTTTCTCGGCAAATCCGTCGAGAATGCTAAGGGTGCCTAATGGTGGAAACCGGGTGCGCCTCGTGGGTCATAGCACGGGGCGCATCCAAACCAAAGGAACAATCATGGGAATAACTACATCAGACGCATTCTTTGATCCAAAGCCTGCGGAGGAAGTGAAACATCATCCTACTCATCCGCCATCATCCTTTCCTGCAATGAAAGCCTGCCCACGCTATGGGCCGGACAACAAGGGGAGCGATGCTGCGAGCAGGGGGACAGAACTACATGAGCAACTCGCTCAGGTTCTGGAGAAACACAATGAAACGACATAAGAAAATTAAGCTATACCTAGTGATAGCGGGATCAGCGGCTTGGCTGTATCTCCTTTACTACATAGCTGGAAAGCCAATATGGAAATAGAACCAGAGGTAATATGGGCGGCCGACTACATCAAGGAAGTAACCAACGGCAAGCCTATAGAGATAGAGACAAAGGTGGAAGTTAAACGTGGATCAGATGACCTGACATTCGGACATGCTGATGCCTACTGCGATGGTAACCTATTTGACCTCAAGACGGGTCAACACAAGCGTGATTACGGTCCCCAGATGGCCGTGTACGGGCTTGGAATGATGCAAAGGTATAATCTGCCCAGCATCACAGTCCATCTGCTGTATTCGGCATTCAGGGAAGTGGACTCATATACCATTACAAGAGAGGAAGCTGAGGCTGAAGTGTACGGGATTGTTGATACGACACAGAATCCCAAAGCATCCCCAAAGCCATGCTCATACTGTTCTTGGTGTAAGCATAAGGAGAACTGTAGCGCACTCTCAGGATTGGCGACTACATGCAGTGATGGTCTTGACTTACCCAAGTCAATGGACCTGAGCAAGGTAACTGACCCGTCAGAGATGGGTAAGTTTAAGGCGATGGCCGACTCCCTGAAGATATGGATTGATGCAGTCAATGCCAAGTCGAAGGAGTTCGATGACATCGTTGGATACTACAAGGTCACAAGGAAGGGTAACAAGTCAGTCAAGGATGTATGGGAAGCAGTCAGCGACATAGACATGGAACCCAAGGAGTTTATATCATGTTGCACTGTCTCGTGGCCCAAGCTGGTCAGCAAGTACAGTGAAGTATGGGGTATTTCTAAAGAGCAGGCAGAGGAAAAGTTGTCCGTCCTTCTGTCAGCTCAGATAAAAGAGGGACACGAAACCAAATACTGGAGGAAAAATGGCTGAAGAAGTCAAGATAAGATACAACAGAGTGAAGGTTGGCGAAGGTGCCACCTTTGATAACGAACCCAAGACACCAGCGCATCCCAAGTTCAAGGGAAACATTGAATTTGAGGAGGACATTCCGGCTGGCACACGGCTGGAGGTGTCTATATGGGTCAACGAAGCGAAGCAGGACGGCAAGAAGCTGAAGCGGGGGGATAAGTACCTCAAGCTCCATGCTTCCAAGCTCGTTCCTCAAGCTGAAGGAGAAGCAGTAGAACAAGTAGAAGTGTTTTAGGAAAACACAGAGACAAACGTGGGGGAGTAGGGCATTAGCCTTGCTCCCCCTTTTCAACCCAAAAGGAGTAAGATGAGATCAAGAAAAGGAAAGCTCGAAAGAGCTATAATCAAACCTGAAAAGGAAATATTGGACAGAGCACTCAATGTCGTGACTGAGTGGTCCGGACTTAAACCTATGGACATTCTCGGAAGACGAAGGTTCCAGCAGATAGTGGATGCCAGACACTTCTGGTGGATGCTTTGCCTGCGGACGGGAGAGTTCACCTTGAGCAGACTTGGTGAGCTGGTCGGGCGTGACCACGGTTCAGTGATACACGCCAGAGGCAGGCATGAGAACATGCTTGAGGTTGGTCAACAAATATCTGCCGACTTGGCTCGCGCCAACTATAGGAAGAAGTATAATAACGGCACCGTGCGTTACTCAGAAAGCTGGGAGCATCTAGTTACTGAATACAGCAAGGCTAAGTTGCTTGACACGGAGAAAGGCAGAACCCATGACGAGGAACACACCCACAGTTTGGTATAAGAATTGTCTATACCAGATGGAAGACCAAGAGATGGTCTGGCTTCAATGTCAAGATAGTGGGTCGTGTGCTGTATGGGAGTGGCTTAAAGCTGATTGCTGGAAGCGTGGCTCCGCACAGATACGATCCTTGTCCGACATAGAGAAGGATGGGATTGCCCGGATGCTTGGCATTAACGTAAAGCGTTTCGATAATGTCATATCCATGATGGTTGATGACCTGAAATGGATTGACTCGGACATGAAGATACGTAGCTGGGAGAAATGGCAGTCCATCTCCGCGAAGGAGGCAGATGCTGACAGACAGTACGTCAAGTATTGGAAGGATAAGGCAAGGGAGGAAGGTGACCCCGAACTCCCGCCTGAACTTCAGGATGATAAATTCCGTATAGCATGGGAGGAGTACCTGAAGTACCGGACAGAGAACAGATGGAAACCCTTAAGGGCTATGTCAATTGAACGCAAATGGCGGGAGTTGGCTGGCTGGGGTTTGGATGGAGCAATAGAATCCATTGAGCAAACCATAAGGAACGGTTGGCAGGGATTGTTCGTCCCGCAATCAAGGGTAACCAAGGACAGCAAGGACGGCACAGTCGGCAAGAAGCCATCATTCTGGGAACTGAAGCAGAAGATAACAATGATAGAAGAAGAAATGAAAGACTTGCGCGGTCGCTACTTCAGTGGACCGCCATCTAGTACATGGGAGAAAAACCAGAAAGGCCAAGAGGCTAAGTCAAGATGGCGTGAACTGAAACAAAAGGTAGAAAGACTAAAGTCAGAGTGCATTAACTAAATTAAGCAGGTAACCCTCGTGGGTGGAGTCGGGTTTTTGTTATTATTTCCCAACTCATCATCTTGGAAAGGGTTCACGGGTCAAGGCGGATTTTTTCTTGTCGCGCCCTCTAGCTCGGCCTGCTACCTAAACAGTTCCATCAGTCTAGCCTTGTCCAGCCTATACATGTGTGCCTCTACATCCTTGGTTAAAATTGGACCACCCTTCTTTTCCGGATTAGCCATGTATGCCCAATAAGCATCCCTTTCCTCTCTATCCATCCTGCCTAAAGCACTCATCAGATACCTTGCCCTAGTCACGGTATCTTTACTCTTCAGAAATTTCTCATCATTGCTTAAATCCAATTCTTTAAACTTCTTAATTATGGCTTTGCTTATCAAGTCCCTCTCGTAGGTATCCTCTATATTGCTAATAAGTAAGTTTGCCTTCCTTGCTCGATCTATGGGGTCAAGACCCCTTGTTTCCTTCATGAACCCATTAACAATTCTACTTCTATTTAACGATTCCAGATCAGACTGCTGCTGAAACTTATGCATCTCCTCAATGTTCTCGCTTGGGGCAATAAATTGTGAGCGGAACAACCTCTTGCCAATGGCAGACAGAACGGGTGTTGACCTTAGGGCTGAACGATCCTTGTCTTCCGGGGCTGGAATGAATTGCGATACCAGCCCAGCAGAGAGTCCGTTGACACCGTGTTGCCATAACAGTGGTGACCCACCAATGGTCCGCCCTATCCATCTGTAGAACTCCGGTGTGCTATCATAGTATTGCTCCACATCAGGCACCCCCTTCAGGTCTCTGCGAACAATGTCTGCGTGGTAGTGCATGTTTCTACCCGTTGCTAGTTCCAATGGGGTCTTGAGTATCGGGTTAAGACCGGACCCTATACTCTCAATTCTTTCCAGTATATTCAGGTCAAGCCCACCTTCCTTGGTGGAAATGTTTATTGGAGACATACCCTCAGCAAGGTTGGCAACCAAATGCTGAACAGCTTTCGGGTCTTTCGCATAAGCCAAGTCGAGAAGATGCTCGATTGACCGTGAGAATAGTCCGGCAGTTTCGCGTCTTGGTATCCTTATATAGTCTCTGGTCTTCTCCTCAGTGTAAGGATTGATGAAGAAACTATCCATCGGGATATGATAATAATGATCTAAGTCCTTCTGGCTAACCTTCCTTATATCTTCCTCATATTCTTCCTCGTGATTCTTTTTCCACAGCAGGATGGTTGGTATGCCAACAAATATGGACATCCTTGTCCATGCCTTCATTGCTTCCGCAGGGTCTTTTGCTGGGTTCAATCTCTGGATGTCAGATTCAACTCCCTGAACACGGGCATTGTAGAACATGAATATCAGGTTGAGATACTGCTTCTCGGTCATCTTACCCATCCGGGCAAAGTCCGGTGAACCCGCATACCTGCGAACCTCAAGGGCAAGGTTGCTCATCCTCTTCCGTATCTCCTGCTCAATGGCAGCCTTATCAGGACCAGCCTCAAGCTTGTCGGACTTCTCCCTTAACTCAGTAACCCCCTCAAAGTCCAGCCCACGCTGGAACCCCTGAAGCTTCGCTACATATTCAAAAAGTTTACCAATTGTGTTCAGCTCGCTAAGACCTTTCGATACCTTTGCAAAGAACTTATCTTTCTGCCCACGGAATCCGGTGCGAAGCTCAGTCTTGATTTCGTTTGGAGTGCCTTGCTCAAGGAAGTCAGCAATGGTTGCCCCAGCAGCCCTGCTGTTAATAAAGTCATTCGCCAACAGTTCCATGTCAGCGTCAAACCTTGGGCTTATCTTGCTGAAGATAGCATGGGAAGTCCTTGGATAGTTTATCTTAAAGCTGGCTGCAAATGCGCGAAGCATCGCAGACATATAACCCAAGCCCAATGTCTTTGTGTCCCTGAGGCCGGGAGCATACTTGCTTAACGTAAGCAGCCTTTGCTGGTCAACTACTAGGTTGCCAATCTGGAAGAATATGTTCGCACCAACTGCTCCCATCTTAAAGAGTCCCCCGAACTTGGTCATCAGCTTAACCATCGCATGGTCACTGCGACTGTCATACTTGAGTGCATCAGCAATGCTTTCCTCAACCAAGAAGCTGCGCTTCAATCCGTTCTCGTAAAGCTCAACCTTCCCGTAGCCTTTAGGGATGACCTTCTTCCCGGTAATAATCTGACCCTTCAGGCGTGCAATCTCCTGATGAAGTATTGCAATTTCTGAATCCTTTATTCCCGGCAGGAGTTCTTCATCCGCCTCTATCTCTTTTATCCTATTCTTGTTTACCTCTATAAAGCTCTCGCGGTTTTCGTTCCAAGCCTGAATTCCGCCCTCAGCAGGTTCAGCCTCATTGGAGTAAGGGGTGATATACTTGCCTTCAGTATCCAAGTCAGCAAGCCCCATGATTAACTTCCCGAACTTGTTGTGTTCAGCGAAATGTATGGAGTCGTGAATCTTCTGCTGCGCGGCAGCCACCAGCGGCATGATGGTGAAGTCTTCATTGGTTATTCCCGTTACATAATTGAGAAGGTTTTCGTCATTGTTATTGAAGTATTCGGTTATAAAGAATGGAGCATAGAAGTCGCTAGACCTCTTGATGTGTGCATATGTGACGGGATCTACCCTCCCAGCCTCAACCAGATGCCATAGGGCTTCGTCAAGGTGCTTGGCGTATATCTTCGACGCATCCTCATGTCTCTTGGTCTGCTTGGAGCCAACCTTCTTCTCTAGAATCTGGGACAATTTTGTAATCTTATGAACATCAAATCCGGCAATCGACTTGTTGTTGACTGCAAGTGTTATGTATTCCATTCGCTCCTGACTATCCAGCCTGCCCCATCCGCTTTCAGTTAACCCTTCGATCTTGCCGTCTGCGGTGAGTGTTACCCCCATCTTTGCCCTAAGGGCTACCAGCCTGCTGTCTATCTCCTTCTGCTTTAACAGCCTTGATTGGGCTGACAAAAGGAATAGGTAATGCTCAAAGTCCTTCACCCTCTGGTTAACACTGTCCTTATTCAGCCCGAACCAAGGGCCACGGAACCATTTATCGGGAGCAATGACCTTGACTATATCCTCAAAGAAATTCTTCATTGTTTCATTGGCTATCTGGGTTGCACCAGCACGAAGGTCAAATTCCTTCTCAATGTTCTCCTGCGAAACTTCCGGGGTAGCAGTCTTGCCTTCCTGAATATTCGCTGCCATAGCTCCAATCGTTCTGCCCTTGCTGATTGTTGCAGCGTAAGTCTCATTCCAGATACGTCTCCATTTCTTTATATTAAATAATCCTTCTTCCCCTTCCCTGACTTCTTCTAATGGAAGTTCCTGAACCCGCTCACCCTCCTTGAGTAGCTTTTGCTCACTCTCCGTTAAGGCTTCAGGTGGAGTCTCAGGAACCTCAGCCTCCTTCACCCCTTCTGCGGAGTCCTTCTTCTTGGAGTAGATTGGGTCTTCCAAAATGTTACCCGCTGGCTGTGCCCAGTCTTCGTCTTCAGGCATCACGGTTGTGTCCACCACTAAGAGGTTTTCATGGATTGAGTAGGCGGTGGAATCATGTATTTCCTTGTCATACCTGCCCTCTTTGATTAAGGACAGCCATCCACGCATGATGCGTTGCCCCGTATCAGTGATAGCCGACGGATCAGAAGCTCCTTCGGAGTATGCTTCTACTAACGCATGTGTCTCCGAGATGGCATGGTCAAGTGCCGTCAGGCTTCCAACATTAATTTTCAATTTGGTCAAGTATTCCTTCATCAAGGATACGAATGCGTCCCAAGCAGTCGTTAGTTTTCCGTCCCACTTAATTCGTGTTGCATTAAGGAACTGACGGAACTCAGCGTTCTGCATAGTGGCAGCAGCCAACTCGTGAACATTTTGAAGTTCGTAATTGAATCCCACGCCGTGGTTCTCAGTTTCTGATCCAGCGTATGCGTAATCCACGGCCCCATCCGTAAATTCAACCCTAGTTCCTGCTGCTGCTTCCCTTAGGACATTCAAGAACTTGCTGTATCTCTTGAAGGCGGCTTTCGTCTCATGCCTTGAAAATTCTTGCCATTGCAGGGACTTAAACGTAATTGCGTGCCACATCTCGTGATTAAGGGCTTCATAGGCATCCAATACGTTCTGGTCGGGTTCAATTACAATTTGACCACGATCGTAATACCCCCTAGCACGAGATTGATTTTTACCTACAGTCATACCCTTCATGTCAAGAAAGTGAACCCTGATGTTCGCATCCTTCAACGCCTTAAGCAGTATCTTGTTCTGCTCAAATAGCCCCCTAAGGTTTGAGTCTTCAATCCCATCTTGCTTGAGTTCCCGATAAGCCATTTCCCTTAACGCTATCTCGGCTGACTCCAGATTAAGTGAACCATCCACATTCCCATCCCTTATCTCATCAGCAATAGTCCAACCCTGATAGACACCCCTGCTATCAAATTCTTTTTCAGTGAGAGTTCTCTTTATCTTTATTATCTTTGAGTCGTCAGTCAGTCCCTCCGTGCTGTCATCTGCGATGGAGTCCCAATAGGCTCCCTTCCTCTTGCCCCTTGAGGCTCCCTTCTTCTTACCCCTTGACATTGCGATCCGTACGTCTTCCCTGCTAATGTCGTGACTCTTGGTTACACCATCCATGTAAACCTCAAGCTCATCACGAAGAGAAACCATCAGGCTGGTCAGGTTGCTTTTAGAGAATGGATTAGGAGTCCCGAATTTTTCGCTCTCAAAGTATTCAGACTCAATGCCTCTATGCTTCGGAAAGTAACTCTCCATCGCTTCGTTGGCATCAAGCTTAATGTAATGGACGCCATGCTTATCTTGGCGTCTATTGTTATGTTCCCTTACTGCTTTCTTGACATCCTTCTCGATGAGGTTTGTGTCATACCGTTTTCCCCTCTTTCCTTCTTCCTTTTTAATGCGCCTCAACCTAGCCCTTATTTCCATAATCGCACGCTCAACCTTATCCCTCTGTTCGCGAAGATTCTTAACATGCTCTTGAGTTACATCCGCCTGCTTCTCTACCGGAACATACTGATCTGCTCTGGCAAAGGGCTGTTTATGTATGTCCCGTGTAGCATAAATTCCCTTCTGTGCTGGTCCAGCATTGTCCGGCCCTTTGTATAAAGGTGGATGCTTCGACCCGATCTTCCTGCCCTTATCGGCGTCGAACCTTTCCCCATGAATCTCCATCCAATCATTGACCTCTGCCTCCGTCATTGGCCGCCACACAGCATTGGGGTCTTGTGGAGTCCATACGATACTTCTACGAATTACCTTTCGTGGCCTGCTGCCAATAACCTTGCCGAACTTATCGTACGTAAGGATTATCTTCGGCTTTCCTTTCGGGGCATAAACCTCAAGCTCCGCTTCAAGGAGGCGCAACTCCCGGCTTAATGTCTTTTCCCTATCAACCAAGCTTCTGCTCTTTGCGTTTTGGGTTTCCTCCCTATAGGCAAAGTTGGTTGCGTGATCTACAAGTATGGAACTTATATCATGGTACAATGCTTCAGAAGAAGTGTCTGTATCTGCAAGCTTGCCCATATCGAGAGCTTTGGACCCAAGAACTATATTCCTCACTCCATCCTCAAATCCGGAAAGTGCCCTCAGTAACCGAGCTTGAGCAACCATCTTGTTTATGATGTTGCTATCCTTGGATGCATTCGGTCTGGCATCCCAAATGGGATCAAGCTTCTGGTCTACAGCCTCAACCAAGCCTCCGGTGCTAGTCTCTTCATGAACCCTAGTCTGCCACCCCGTTCTTGTGCGACTTTCAAACCTATCCAAGCCCAAGCCCTTACGCATGTTATCAATGAAACGATGCAACATTCTCCGGTATGCGACTTTGGTAAAGTTTAGCCCAGCCTCTGCCCCACCCTCTTCGTAAATTTCACCAAGTTCCACTCGAACATCTTGGTAGGCATCAGTAGCCCACTCCATTGCCATTCCTATATCCTTTGAAGCAGACTTCCGCATATAAAGGAACTGACCATCCTTATCATACATGGCAAGCTGGCTGAGTGAGCGATATGCCATGCTGATTGCGTTTCTCCTCAGCTTCTCAAGCCAAGAAGGATAACCCTGAAGCTCAGTTCCCTCGGATGGTTCAGTCACCCTGCTACGGCCCTCAATGTTGTTCACCCATCTGGTTCGTTCGGGAACAAGGATCGGATTCTCAGGGGTTCCTATATTAGCATCCTCCGAGTTCTCAAGGTTAAGCCCCATCGCTCTTTCAGCTTCAGTCGGAGTCAGGGATAAAACATTCTCGATGCCGCCCCTCTTCTTTGAGCCTGATATTTCTTGGCTTTCATCCTTGTTCAAATCCCTTGCGCGAGTCTCGCTATCCAAGGCACCAGTAACGTCTGCCAAGTCGTGCTCTACAATCAGTAGCTGTTTCTCAAGCCACTTCTTCGCTTCGGCATCTGGCTTCCTTTTTAGCTGCAGCTCTATTCTTTTCTTTCTAGCCACTAACCCGCGATACACGGATATTCTTGAACGAACATTTTCTGTTGGGGAAACCATCTCCAACTCCAGCCCCACCTCTTCTACGGACTTAGCCTTATCGTACTTCTCGTTAACACGATCAATCTCAAGCTGAAGCTTCTCTGCTGTATCAATCTCCTCAGGCAGTGGAGCCTCTAGGGATTCAATCTGAGATTCAATAATACTTAATTGGCGGGTTAGGTGTTCTCGTGTTCCGGGTTCCCCCTTTGACACTTTAACCTCGCCGCCTGCAAGCCTCTCCGTAACCTCAGCAATAGGTTCGGCCCCCTTAACGGGTTCGGCAGCCTCTTCGGTTGCCATAAATTCCCCAGCCTGCTTCTTGGATACCTTTGGAAGATTGCTAATCCTAGCCCTTAAATCATCAGCCTTAGCCTTTAGCGAAAGGACCGTCTCAATCTCCTTAGGTGCAGGCAGGGCTTTAAAGAAGTCATCCTGCTGCAACCCTTCGTACCGCTTTCTCTTACGGCTGAAGGGTATGCCGCCCTCAATGGTGTCGCCCTCGCCAAAGCTCTCACTGATACCTAAGTCATCTTCAAGTTGAGGGTATTTTGCCTTTGATGCTGCAACGTGTTTCAGCATCGGGGAACGTGTTTTGTCTTTGCGTAACGAATTTAGTATCTTTTTATCAGTGGAACGATTGACTCTCGCTTGATACGCTTCTTCTGATTCTTTAGTGATTTGAAGGTGTCCGTACCCGTCATCTTCCTCAATGAGAGACTTTTTCCCGACATGGGCATCCCTTAATGCCGCAATTTCGGCTAAACTCAACTCCTTAACGTCAGGCAAGGCGTCTAATGCTTTGTTGAGTTTCCTTGATAATGAGGCAGGGATGCGATTGTGAAACCCTACGTCACCAAACGCGTGTATGCCAGCCAATCCCTCTGCCTCATTCAGCAGCCTGCCTGCCTCAATATATTTTTGTTGCAACCCGGAATCCAGTAATGCGAACTCATCAAATGCTGCCTTATGTATCTCCCTCCATTTTAGAAATTCCTCTTTAGAGCCGGGATATTTCTCTTGGAATAACTCAGCAGAAAGTCCATCCGAAGATCGCTTTCTCTTACGGCTGAAGGGTATGTTATCGTCTAAGGGTGGCTCGTATGCGGGTTCCTCTGCAGGAGTAGCCTCAGGCTCTGCCTTTGCCGCCTCCTCCTTCCTCTTAGCGAAGGCGGCTTCGTCTTTTCCTCTTTCATTAAAAACGACAACTTTGAGCTTGGGCACGTTCACAAGCTTGCCGTCTTTGGATATTTTGGCAGAAGTTTGACCGGCGATGACCGCGTGCTCTTTGTCTGTTTTCCTTAGATGTGAATTCTCCTCAGTGGCGTTTTTAAATTCTGCGTTGGCGGTCATAGTATCGATATGATACTTGCCTACCATATCCTCGAATTCATATCCTTCCTCTTCAGCCTGCTTAATAATCTCGTTTATTTCGTCCCGAAACTCGTCACTCGTGAATTTAAATCTAGGATTCTTCGTTAGGAGAAATGCGTGGGACAGCCTTTCTAAGCCTTCGCTCTGATTGAGTTGGGTACGCGCCGCCTTCTCATGGTTTTTAATCCGTTCAGGTGTCCGCGTTTTTTCTTCGGGAGCAGCCTCAGAGACATACTCAGCTTCCGCAAGTTGTTTGGTATGCAGCTCATACAATCTTTTAGCTGTCTCTAACTTCCCTTTGGGGGTTCTGCGACTATCTACATGTTTCCTGAATTTTTTAGGAAGCAACTCATAGTAATCCTCCCATGTTTCAGGCTCGGTGGGAGCAGGTTTGGCGAACTCCTCTTTAAGCGCGATATTCCCCTTGGAAATCTCAAGCCA